GATTCGGGCATCCCTGATAGGGCTATGTCGTTCAACGTTGACGGGGCGCAGTACGCGCTTGCGACTGCGGGCCGGTCCGGGTTTGAGACGGGCATCCCTGAGGTTGACGCGATCCTTGGCCGTTACCGGGTTAAGCCTCCGGGGGTGGCGTAATGGCTACGTCTGCGCTAGCGGCCAAGAAGGCCGTTTACGCGATCCTTGAGGCGTCCCTTACCGGTGAGCCTGTCGGCGTCACTTATGGCGCTGTGAAGTCCCCTGAGCGGTCGTGGGCGTTCGTTACCCGCGTGACGTACAGCGATTCCAAGTGGGCGGCTGTGGGGGCGCGCACACGTTCTGAGTCTTATGACGTGGGCGTGGTGTTCTCCATTATCCAACCGGGCGGGTCGTGTGAGTCGGTCGAGACTGAGGCTTTGCGTCTGCTGGACATGTTTGAGGACGGGCTACGGGCTGACCCGACGTTGGGCGGTATCGCTGTTGCGGGTGCCGCTTTGGTGCCGAAAGAGATTCGTTCCCAGCCGGTGACGGATGGGGCGGAATGTGAATGGACCGGCGCTGTCCGGATTACTGAGGCGAGGATATGACAATTGTTTATGTCGGACCGCATGATGCGGTCCAGTTGCCGGACGGGCGTGAGTTCAAGCGTGACGAGCCGGTGAAGGTCGATAAGGCGTTGGGCGAGTCGCTTACTGCCCGCACTGATTTTGAGATTGTGAAGGAGAGTAAGTAATGTCTACCGTTTTCGACGCCTACGCAGGTTTTGCCGACGAGACTACCTATGGCACGGGTGTTGCCGTCGCTAAGTTCATGGAGTTCACCAAGGAGTCCGTGCAGGGCAAGTATGAGCGGATTGAGTCTGCCGCTTTGCGCTCTGGCACTAACGTTCTCCGGGCTGACCGGTTCGTCCCGAACCCTAAGGGCGCACAGGGCGATATCGAACTAGAGGTTGGTAATCAGAACTTCGCGTTTTGGCTCAAGTACATGCTTGGGTCGGTCGCTAACTCTGGCACGTCGCCTAAGACGTACACGGGCACCGTGGGCACCCTTAAGGGTAAGTCTTTCACGGCGCAGTTTAACCGGGTGGACGCTGGCGCTGGCGACAACGTGTTCACGTATGAGGGCGGCAAGGTCGATTCGTGGGAGTTGTCGTGCGCCGTTGACGGCCTGTTGACGGCTAACCTGTCGATGGATTTCGCTAAGGAAACCATTGGTGCGGGCGCTGGCGTTTACGCCAAGGCGACCCCCACCTACCCGACCAGCCTTGTCCTGTTGTCCTTCGTGGGCGCTACGGTCACCATTGGCGGTTCCGCGTTCGACGTTACCTCTGCGTCGGTCAAGGGCGACAACGGCCTTAAGACGGACCGGTACGGTATCCGCGCGACTGGCACGACCAAGAATGAGCCCCTTGAGGCTGACATGCGGGAGTTCACCGCGTCGTTTAACGCTGAGTTCCAGTCGGTTGCGCACGCTCAGCGTGTCGCTGCTGCGACCGCTGCGGGCGCGCTCGCTTCGGTGACGCTCAAGTGGCAGACGCCGGACACGCTGCACAGCGTGCAGGTTGATTTGCCCGCTCTGCGTTTCGATGAGGGCGCGGTCAACATTGACGGTCCCGGCATTTTGGATCAGGCGATTAACTGCAAGGCGCTGACCCCGGCTGCGGGCGGTTCGCCTGTCACCATCACGGTTGTTACGCCTGACGCTACGGCCTGACCGTGATTGGGTTCAGGTTTGACACTTCGGACCTGACCCGGTTTGCGGGCAATATGGCCCGCGCTAGCGGTGACCTTAAAAGCAAGGTCAACCGTGCTGACGCTGAGGTTGCGCGGCTTGTCGTGGACAACGCGCAGAACAGGGCGGGCGGAGAGGGGCGGCAGGCTGCTAGGGCTGCTGCCTCTCTCCGTGCGTCGCGCACGGCTGTTACCGGGGGCGGGTCGCGTCTGGCGTGGTTCGCGGGTGCGGAGTTCGGCGCGCTGCGCTACGGGCAGTTTAAACGGTGGCGTGGCAATCAACCGTCCGACGCTTTCAGCGGCGGCGCGGGCTACTTCCTGTTTCCGTCCATTCGGGACAGTGAGCGGGAGATTCTACAGACTTTTAGGGACGCGCTGATGGATGCGGTTGGTCCCGCCTTTAAGAGAGAGAGATAAGAGCATGTCTGACGTTGAGAAGTTCGTCCTTCGCATTAACGAGAACGACTGGACCATTGGTGACCTTGAGGATTTCGAGCAGGTCGCGGGGGTGTCGTTCATTGAGGCTTTGCAGCCTAAGCCGTTGCGGGACGCTGAGGGTAACCGTGTCATGGATGAGAAGGGGCGGCCTCAGTCTGAGGTTTCCTTTAACCCGACGGTCCTTAAGGCGCTCATTTGGATTACCAAGCGGCGCGAGGTTCCGGGCTTCACTGTTGAGGACGCCCGCAACGTCAAGGTGACCGGCCTTGAGGTTGCTGAGTTGGGCGGCGAGTCGGACCCAAAAGAGACGAGCGACTGAGGGATTACGCGGCCCTCTGCCACTTTTACGGGTGGACCATTCCGGACGTTAAGCGGCTAACGCTAGCCGAGTTCCGCGTGTTCAAAATGCACATGATTGACACGGTGAAGCGGGAGAGAAGCAATGTCTAGTGAGAACGCAACCCTCAAGGTTACTATTCTCGGTGAGGATAAGAGCGCGTCTCGCGCTATGGGGAGTGTGGGCCGTTCGTCGGACGGCCTCGCTTCCAAGTTGGGCCGTGTCGCTGGCGGTATCGGTAAGGCGCTTGGTGGGGCGACGCTTGCCACGGCGGGAATCGGTATCGCTGCGGGCAAGATGGGCCTTGAGGTTGCGGCTGGCAATGAGCAGGCCAAGATTTCGTTTACCACCATGCTTGGGTCTGCGAAGAAGGCAGACAAGTTCCTTAGGGACATGGTGGCGTTCGCCAACGCTACCCCGTTCGACATGGCGAGTTTGCAGACTGCGGCGGGTTCCCTAATCTCTGTCGGCGTTGAGGCTGACAAGGTTATCCCGATTATGACGACGTTGGGTAACGTCACGTCGGGTATGGGCACGGGCAGTGAGGGCATTCAGCGGGCCACGGTCGCGTTGCAGCAGATGAACGCTGCCCAGCGCATTTCCGCTGAGGACCTTAACCAGTTGCGCGACGCCGGTATCCCGGTTTATGACCTGTTGGCTAAGGCCACGGGCAAGTCCAAGAAGGCCATTGTTGAAATGGCCGGTGCGGGCAAGTTGGGCAAGAAGGAACTTGACGCCATGATGAAGGCACTTGAGACCGGTAAGGGTCTTGAGCGTTTTAACGGCCTCATGGAAAAGCAGTCTCAGTCCCTCACGGGCCTTGTGTCGTCCTTTAAGGACAATCTTGGGCAGGGCCTTGCGCGTGCGGTGACGCCGCTTATTCCGTTGATTAAGGACGGCCTTAACGTCGCTACGCAGAAGTTGGCCGAGATTCTGCCTAAGGTCGCTGCGGGTATGGCGACGGGCGCGGCTAAGGTCCGCGCCTTCATTGCGGGTTTCCGTGGCGGTGGGGACGTTAAGAAGGTTTCCAAGTCGCTCGGTGACGTGGTGTCGATTGGCGACAAGGCACGCGCCGTGTTCGACATGCTTAAGGACAAGGCCGGTAAGGCTTTCGCTGGCCTTAAGAATGTGAACGCTGGCGACACGCTGGACAAGTTGCAGGTTGCGTTCGTGAAGTTGGCCCCTGCGGTTGACAAGTTCACCACGAACCTTCCCAAGACTGAGCCTGTCGCTAGGAAGGCCGGGGAGGTTTTCGGGTTCATCGCGGACCACGCGGACCTGTTGGCTAAGGCGCTTCCGTTCGTGGTGTCGGCTTTCGCTTTGGTGAAGGCCGCTCAGGCTGCGAATACCGTTGTCGGTAAGGACAGTGTTGTGGGCATGGGGTTGCAGATTGCCGGTAACCTCTCCCTCGCTAGTTCTAACCGTGCTTTGGCTGCGGCGTTGAATGGGACGACGGGCTCTCAGAATGCGGGCATGCTGGCAACGCTTAGGAGCACGGCTGTCACGGCTGCGGCTGCGGTGAAGCAAGGTGTTTTGGCTGCGGCGTCTAAGACTATGGCTGCCGCTCAGTGGCTTGTGAATGCGGCCATGTCGGCTAACCCTATCGGTATTGTCGTTGTCGCTTTGGCGGCTTTGGCTGCCGGGTTGGTGTACGCGTACAAGAACAGTGAGACGTTCCGCAATATCTGTGACGCGGCCTTTAAGGCCGTGGGCAAGATCATTAACTGGCTGTGGACGACGATTTACCGCCCGGTGTTCAAGTTCATGCTTGCGGCTATTTCGACGGTCGCTAACGGCTTCGCTGACTTCCTAGAGTTGCTGTCGCATGTTCCGGGGTTCGGGTGGGCTAAGGACGCTGCGGATAAGATTCGTGGCGCGGCTAGGGAAGTCGACAAGTTCAAGGACGGCCTAGACAAGATTGACGTCTATAAGGAAGTCAATGTCGTCACCAAGTTCACCTATAAGGGGTATAAGCCGTCCCTTGATAAGCACAACGCTAGCGTTATGGAGCGTCACGGGCATGACCCGGACGCGAACGCTACCGGTGGACGCAACCTTAACGCCGGTTGGTCGTGGGTTGGTGAGCA